CCAGGCGTACCGCCAGGACCACCAGGTGCACCACCGCCACCATATCCAGTACCACCACCGAGGTTTCCACCAGATGATACACCAGCACCACCAGCACCACCGCCACCACCGACACATCCATATTTTCCACCAACTCCTCCAGAACCTGATCCTATATTTCCCTGTGAAGATGCTGTTAATCCTTGATACAAACCAGCACCACCAGGATATGAACCACCTGCTTGACCTTGTGCATCGTTTATTCCTCCTTCTCCACCATCAGCACCACCTCCACCACCGCCACCAGCTCCAGCAACGATTTGAGTTCCTCTTTTTAATGCGGTACATGCACCGCCACCACCACCATGTCTGCCACTCGCTCCCTGTCCACCATAACCACCATTAGCATTGAGAGAGTTAGTTCCACCGTTTCTATTATTTCCACCAGTACCAATAACAACATTCCAACCTCCAGCAGGAGTATTGGTAAAACTAGAAAGTTGATTTTGGGCAACTTCAACATCTACCTGAGCACCATAACCACCTCTGTTATTTTCAAATCCAGCACCTGTGTTTTTACTTACTCCATCACCACCTCTTCCTCCTCTAATTCTGAAAGTTATGTTTGTAAATCCACCAGTAGGTAATCCAGTAAACACACCATCAGATGTCAAAGTTTGAGAATATGAACCACTCTGTCCACCTATCAATATTCTATCACCATCTGATCCTTTACCTTCTGAATTACCAGTCTGTGACTGTGAAATTGATATTCCACCAGTACCACCTCCACCTGGATTAGATGGAGAATCAACTTCAGTTTCTGTATTATTATCTCCTTGTGTTCCACTAACTCCATTCAGACCTACAGAAAGACCAGTAAGTGAACCAGTCTCAGTTGCGGATCCACCATTTCCACCAGTTCCACCAGTATTTGAATTTGATGGATTTCCTTTTTTTCCACCACCAGCAATTAAAACTAATGTAGATCCTGCTGTTATTGTAGAGTCTCCACCATCATTACCAGATATAGTTCCAGCTGCTCCTGATCCTCCTCCACCAACAAGATTGTAAACTAACTTTTCAGGAGTTCCAGTGATACTAGAAAGTGGTATGGTATATGTACCAGGATTTGTATATTCAAATTCTTGACTATAATCATAATTAGGCACACCACCAGTGGTTACCTGTCTTCCACCAATAGTAGACGCAGATGTAAATGATGATAATGTTGGGTTTCCAATAGAGGTTTGAAATTCAAATGATCCTGCATTAGAAGCACCAGATGCAAGATAAAACTGATCATCATATGGTATTTCTGTAGTATATCCTGGTTGTGGTTTGAATTCAGCACCACTAGCATTTGATATATCAGGTACATCTTTTAAAGCACCAACATTTTCATCACCACCCTTATAATCCATAAAATCATAGGTAGCAATGGTATTATCTGTAAGTACATTTCTCAATAATGCATGAGAATGTTCTAGAACTGTACCTGTAGTTGGATTCCATCTTTGAATTTTACCATTTGCAGATTTATATCCTTGTAAATATCTATCACCAGAACCTTTACCTGCCCATGTTGAATCACCAGGAATACTATGAAGAATTGCATGACTATGTTGGAATACAGAAGGTAACTTCTTCTTCTCCATAGTTACAGTAACTTTCTGAGTACCAACAATAGTACAACCAACTGTTTCTACAACATTATCATATCCTGTTGTTGTAATTTTACCTAATGAAAAATAATCATCTTGTTGATTTCTATCAAGATACCACGCACCACCAGTAGCACCAACTGATAATGATAAGTTACCAATAGTAGGTGAGTTTTGACCAAATACAGGACTATTACCAACAATTTTTTTAGTAACAGTATTAGGAACTTTAAATGTCCCTAAGTATTGTTCACCCCAAAATTCCATTACATTAGCTTGAGTTATATTCTGAATAACTCCAGAATTTAACCTAACAGTAAATGTAGCGTTACTTCCACCTGATACTGTGACAGTTGGCTCAGTTACATATCCGTTGCCTGGATTTAATATGTCTATTTCTAAAATAGCACCATTACTATCAACTGTTTTAACAATGGCAGTTGCTTGTGTTCCACCAGTTGGTGGTGCTGTTATTGATACAACAGAAGTTAATGAGTATCCAGATCCACCATTAATTACATCAATACCACTACTTGCTCTCCCTCCATAAGAAGTGCCAATTATTTGATATAATGATGGATAATCTTTAATGGCATATTCCGTTCCATCACAATACAAATATCCATCATGAGTATATGCTGGATCATCACCAGAAATATATGCACTACCATTAAAATCTTCTAATTTATGTGGATTAGTAGCTTTATTAATAAATGAATGATCGTAAGTATTAGCACCAGATTTTAAATTTGCTACTATAGAACCAATAGGTGTGGTATCCTGATAACAGTCAGTGTAAAATCCTTTTCTGGTATTCCTATAACTTTGTACCATGATTATATCTTAATTAAATACTCCATTACGATGAAGGGTTGAGATGCAGAATCAATTGATATGGATGAATCTACACCAATATCAAATGTTGTAGATAAGTTTTCTGGGTCAATTGATATAGCATCAGTCTTTACTTTATATGTATGATCACCTTTATCCAATCTAACTCTATGACTATGAGCAGTTGGTAAAGTACCAGCTGGTATTGCTAAATCAACAGTATCTGTTGTTTCATTTCTAACATCAGGTGTTGATGTTTGAGTAACAGCAGACTCATTTGATTGAAGAGGAAGAACGTCAGTCAATTGAGTACCATTAAAATCAACTGGCATGCCAAGTGCTCCAGAAACATATGTTGGAGGTATTGTATAATTACCACCTGCACCACCAGATGATTGACCAATACCACAACCAAAGAGAACGGATTGGGTTTTAGACTGAAATTTTCCAGTATCTTGACTATTTGGAGATCCAGCTTGTGTTTGACGATTTAATGTCATATTAGCAAGATTTATACAACCAAATTCAAAACCCTGTCCAGATCCAATTTGATATTGTCCAGTTATATTATCATCAATACAACCACCATAATAAATTGTTTGGGAAAGTCCAGTACCAAATAAGGGAGTACCATCGCCAACTGCACCATCATTAGGATCCCAGTTTGATAAAGCTTTACATGGTTCTTGTCCACTGCCAGGTGGATTGGAAGCTAGGTTTTGTGCTTTTGTTGCGTTTACCCACTCTTGAACATTAATTGTGGAACCATTTTGTAGTGCAGTTGATCCTCCTGGCACTGGGTGATCATTGTCTATTTCTAATATAGATGGTGCAGCTCTCAATCTACATCTTGGTGCTGATTTTGTAAAATGCATGTGTGGATGTATTTGATTCTCTTCCACAGATTCTACCTCTGTATAATGAGCATCACCTGCATATGTCCAACCTGGTTTTCCTTTAATTTCAACTTCTTGAGCTGGAACATTAATACTTCCACTGTATGTAATATTAACATTAGTAGTACCAATCGCTGCTTCTGCATCTATACCAATACCAGATCTACTTTTTTCTGTACCTAATGAATCATTCTTTCTTATGTTATTGTAAACACCTGCGTTTGCACCTGTTGTAGGTTCTGGATACTTAGAACCTAAATCAGGAACCATAAATTGATTATCATTAATAGTCTCAAAATCAGTGCCATCTAAGTTCTTCTTCATAAAAGCAGTATTAGTACCAGTTCCTAAAATAGCAGCAAGTCTTGGATAATCTTCAGCAAAATATTTTGACCCATCACATTTTAAATAACCAGCAGGTAAATTTGTAATATTACTTGCTGTATCTGGCGTACCCTCATATGTTACTGGCCATATAATAACTTGACCAGTTATATGTCCGTACTTTGCTCTCTCTTTATTATAGAATACTGCCATTAGTATGCCTTGATAATGAACGTCATTGTTAACGAAGGTTGAGTAGTGTCTACTGCTATATTTAATGCATTTTCAATACTCTGTGCTGCTAGTGCAGATCCATCAGCATTTACTGCTGTATGTGATGGAGGTCCTACCATAGTTCCTAAAGTTTGTCCTATTTCAAATCCTCCATGATTATGTGATGAAAATGCCTGTTCTGTTGGATCTTTAGCTGTTGACTGTGTATTTAAACTAGTAGGGTAAGTACCATCTCTAAATTTTAATGCTGTTGTCACTGTTCCCCAACCAGCTGTTTCTGTAACATCACCCTGTCCTGTATTAATATTCATTGATACTCTATAATTACCACCAGCAGCTGTATTACCTGCATCAGGAACCCACTCTATTCTATCCACACGAGCTCCTTCACCTAACCATCTATACTTATCATTAGGATCTGCTGTTGTAATATACATCAATGGACGAATTTTATCCCATTGATACCATGCATCAGCACCAGTTCCATATTGTTGAGAAATATCAGTTCCATCTGGTAAATCAAATTCTCTACTTCCTTCTGTTAAAGTAATACCTGAGACAGTGAAAGCTGGTCTCTGTTCAGGAGAGTCTTTCAAACCATCAGATCTTACTGGTGTTGTTCCACCATCAGGAGTATAACCGTAAAAATTTGCTCTATTTAAAATTTCCATTGGTCTAGGAAACATACCTGTCATTGCAGGTTGAGCGTGAGTTGCTAATGGTTCAGTAGCAACTATCTGAGCAGTATTTCCCATTGGTGGAATTGTCTGTGTATATGCTTCTGTTTTGGGTCCTGATCCTCTATTAGTTCCTCTCCAATTTGTAGCACCAGCTGGAACTTGAGCCCAATAATTTTTACCAGGATTTACAGTATCAGTTACAAACTCAAAATGAGATGAAGTCAATGGCATTGTATGCTCATAAGTGGAAGATCCATAATATGACAATGCAACATGTCCATTTTGCCAAGTGTGGGGTTCAGCTTCTTCAAAACTACAATTAACAGGTCCGTAAGTTCCAGAACAACCATTAGTAAAACTTTGAGATCCACTCATTTCTATACCACCATCAGTCTGAAATACCATAGGTCCTTTTTGATCTGTTTGGACTGAAGGAAAAGTTTCACCATGACTATGTGATGGAGTATGATTAATACCTAATTTACGATTCAATGTATATACTGTTTCTAAAAAATCAGGAGCAGACAATACAAAATTAGTATATTTAAAATATAAATTACCACTTAAATTTAATGTAAAATCTATATCAGAGTTGGCAGACCATGAAGTTTTAATATCATATGTTTCACCATATTCAGAAACTAAAGCACCTAACTTAGTTCCATTATTATCAATAACAACATTCTTAGGATCGTTCTGTCCCATTTGATATTGAGGTTGATCTAAATTAGCTGGTTCTAAATCAAGAGGTAATCTATTTGATAGATTAGGTAATCTAAATGTTGCTGTATTTGATCCATCATTAGGATCTACATATGGAAATGTATAATGATTTCCATTGCTTTGTGTCATATCACCGCCATAGGTGTCACCTAATACAGATGCTAATAATGGATAATCACTAGCATCTTTTGTACTACCATCGCAAACTAGATATCCTTTAGGTAAATTAGAAGGAAGAAATCCACTACCTCCATCACCACCCCAAGGTAGGATAGTTCCTATCTTGGCGGTCTTCATACTTTTAATAGAATCGTAATATGCTGCCATTTATAACTCCATTAACCACCAACCTCTTAATGAAGGTGGAATTGTTTGTGCGTTTGCAGAACCTTCAATGTCAACTGATCCAGCAAATACTAAACCAAATGATGCATTGCGTGTCTGAATAATTAATTCTCCAGAATCCCATGCAGTTGTATTTGTAACATTAGATCCTGCACCAACCTTAGTACCAACTATATCACCTTGAATTGCAGTTGCGACATTAGCGATCTTAAGTGCTCTAAGAATTAAACTTGTGTTATATGTTAAGTTACCACTTAGTTCAACGAATCTAATCATGTCACCCGTTTGTGCATCATCAGGTAGATATAAAACCATATTTGCACCAGAGGATGCATTGATTAGATAGTTATTGTTAACCTGTAGTGGATTAGCTTGTTGCTGTCCAATACCTGTAGCAGGATTGTATGCAACATATGTATGTCTTCTACCACCATTTCCTGTCCAATATTTCTCAATACCGAATGAATCAATAGCATTATTCTGATAAATTCTAAAGTCTTTTGGATTTGTTGCTCCAGAAGCACCAAGGTTATCAATATGAAAGACACTTTCAGAAGCAATTTCTATGGGAGAAATTTTTCCTTTCTGATAGAATTTCTGACCGATATATGTGTCACCAGTAAATGATTCAACTTTAAATGACTCAACACTAGGACATTCTCCAAATGCTTGACAGTCTTTGTATTTAATAGCAAAATCACCATGAATAGTACCAGGACCATAAAGTTGCATGCCATTTGTATTCGTTACTGGATCTTTAGTAGATCCATCACCTAAGTGACCATCATCATTAGCAATAAAGAGCACTGGTGTTTGACCATCAGAACCATACATTCTGAAATTACCACTGGTTAATTCAAAGTCACCATTGCTTCTAATAGCTCCACCACCAAATAGATCAACTAATGGTGTACCGACAGTATTTGGATTTCTATATTGTTTAGGTAACTTGACTGCAAACTCTGCATCAAGACCAGCTGTACCACTCCAACCTGCTCCACCATGAACACTATCAGGTAAGAAGAATTCTTCTCCGATTCTTACATATTGTACATAATCTAATTTTGGTTGAATTAGATCTGCATTTGTTAATTGAATTTCAAGTCTACGATCATATGTGTTAGGTGTTCTTGCTTGAATTGCTGCTGCCCTTGATGCACGTGTTGCAGGTATATCCTGCATCAATGTGGTTGTCTCTTCATACTTTTTAATCTTGACAATTTCAGCACCTACGTTCCATGCTTGTGCAACTGTACCTTCTATCTTATTAGAAGATGATCCACGACCACCATTAGGATAGTTAGTATTAGTAGCAAAGTTCAATATCTGATCTGTACCAGATAGAGTTGAAGCAGATGTAATTTGTGCTATTTCAATTGCAGATGTTCCACTAAAGATAGCAACGTAATCTCCAGTAACAAACTTAGTATAATTTGATGCAATCTTTATACTACTGTCAGAAATTCCTACGTTAGAAGTGACTGTTGTTATAGGTCCATCTGCTTGAACAGATTCAGGATCATGTCTGTAAACATGTACAGGATCTTGATTCTTAGCATATGCAGCTGGTGCAGTTCCAAATGCTTCAGATACCATGAAGACTGTACCATGTGAGTTACCAATCTGTGTATCACCTGTACAAGTGTCAACTTCAAAGGTTGTAATACCACTACCATTTGTTATAGTTAACTTCTTATTCGTAGTTGCATTTTGATATGGTGTAGTACATGTGCCATTTAATGTAAGACCACCAGTGTATGACTGATCACCATTAACAGTTATTGCACCAGTAACAGAGTCAACTTCAAATAATGTGTTCTCTGAATTAGTATCACAACCATTCTTAACTGATAATTTCTTAGCAACCTGTGCGAGTGTCTCTTTAAGTTCAAATATTTCACCATCATCACCAGTTGCAGTACGTGTGATAATTACATAATCACCTGGTGCAGTTGTGCTGACGTATTCAGGATCTCCACCAGTAGTACGATTTGTACGTCCTATTAAACTACCACCAAATTGTGATAAGTAAACATTATCTTCTGTTCCAGAACCATCAATGTTCTGAGTAATCCAAGTAGCACTAAACTGTACAGTACACTTATAGATAGCAGTCGTATCAGGATGAGTTGTACTTATTGTGGATAGAGTTCCAAATGGTTGTCTCTGAACCTCAATATAGTATGGTGTGCTGTTAATTTGTGGAAGACGTGTAATCTTAACAAATTCAGCATGTCTACCAGACTGTTCAACAGTATCAATAAGTAGAATATCATTCTCATTATAATATTGAGCACCACTAGCATCATAAGGAGATTTCTTGATAGGCAAGTAATACTTGTCACCTGTTAAGACTGGGAATGTTGCAGCACTCTGACCAGATGGTGTTTGTTGGAATCCAGTTCCACCCCAAGCACCAGAACCTGGTGTATCAATCTGGTTGTACTCACCAGTTGGTGTAGTAGGTGCAAATGCAGCAACAGAAATTAGATCAACATTATTATTATATTGATTGTTGCCAAGAACACCACTTGCATGAGTTTGTATACCAGAACCAGCCTGAGCTCTAAATCCTACGAATGAGTAAGAAGCAAAACCACCACATAATGTTACATCAGCATCAAATCTGGTTGTAGCATTAACTCTTAGGTTATTTCTAATTGTTGTAGTACCACCCTGACCTGCAATCGTTAGAGTAGCAGCGTTAGTAGCAAAGTCTACAATGCTTGTTGCACTGTTACCAGATAAGAACTCAACAGTTCCAGATGGAGACTCAAATTTAGTAACGTCAGATAGTCCTCTTCTTGTACCAATGATTGTATCACCAGCAACCTTAAGTGATTTGGTATCAATCTGTACGAATGAGTCAGATTCAGTGCTTGCAAATGCACCACCAAGAGTTAACTTAGACTTATTAGCATTAGATCCATCAATACTATCACCGATAGTAATTTCACTATCAATACTTGTATTACCAATCTTGATATTCTGTGATCCAGTTGTTACATTACCAATCTCAA